TGCTAATTTTCTGAAAGAATTAGATGTTAGACTTCATTCAGAATATATCATGGAACGATATTCAAATGGCGTCAGTAAATACTCAAATTCAAACGCCATTGCAATTGTAGAGAAACCGACTTTAGAATTTAAGACTCCTAAATTTAGCAAAATAAAACTAACCATACCTTGTGTAAAAGATCTAGAGGATGATCATTATTGCAAGCAATATATCAAGTCTAGAAATATTGATGGTGATAAATACAAGTATCTTTATTTTGCAGAAGATTTCAAAGAGTGGGTTGATAGTTTAAATATAGGTATAAATTATCAACTAATGAAAGATGAGCCTAGACTTGTGATACCATTCTTTGATAAAGATGAGAATCTAATCGCCGCTCAAGGCAGGTCATTGAGAGGTGATTCGCAACTGAGATATATCACTATCAAAGTGGAAGAAGATGCTCCAAAGATATTTGGGTTGAATACTTGGGATGAAAATAAAACGACATACATAGTTGAAGGTCCGATTGATTCTTTATTCGTAGATAATTCTCTTGCTATGGCTGGTGCAGATTTGTCAACATATTCTTCTATGTTTGAAAACAAAGATGTTGTTTTCATTTATGACAATGAAAAGCGAAATAAAGAAATTGTAAAAAAAATGTCTCAAATAATTGACAGGAATTATAAGATTGTTATTTGGCCTAGACACATTGTACAAAAAGATATTAACGATATGTTTTCCAATGGTGTCAACATCATGGAAATTATACATAAAAGCACATATCAAGGTTTGATTGCAAAAACTAAATTAATGGAATTTAAATTATGATTGAAATGACTCAAGTGCATAAACATGGTTTTGTGAAACTGATAGAAGTGATGGGCAGTGATGAGGAAGTCGAAAACGCCGCAAGAATTAGTTACGGTACAGGTACACGGAAGGTAAGCCAAACGAGAAATCTAATTCGATATTTGATGAGACATAAACATACATCACCATTTGAGATGTGTGAAGTAAAGTTTCATTTGAAACTACCTATTTTCATTATGAGACAACTTGTTAGACATAGGACTGCTAACATAAACGAATACTCTGGTCGTTACTCTATTATGAGTGATGAATTTTATCTACCTGCTGAGGCAGATGTGAATGTGCAATCGGATACGAATAATCAAGGTCGTGGAGAATTACTTGATGAGAACAACAAAATGCTTGTTCTCGGTCGTATGGTTGCCATTAATGATCAAGCAAAAGAGTGTTACAGACAAATTGTAGACCCAACACCTTTAGATGGATTTTATGAAGGATTTCCAGGTATAGCAAGAGAACTCGCAAGAATTGTTTTACCTGTTTCAAATTATACAGAATGTATTTGGAAAATAGATTTGAATAACTTTTTTCATTTCGCTAAGTTACGTATGGATGCTCACGCACAAAAAGAAATACGAGATTATGGAAATGCAATGTATGATATGGTTAAACCTAAGTTTCCTATTTGTTGCGAAGCATTTGAAGATTATATTTTGAATTCAAAAACTTTTTCAGCAAAAGAAATGGAAATCATAAAAGACAATTTAAATGGCAGTTGGACGATGGACAAATATGGTCTATCAAAAAGAGAATCAAAAGAATTTTTAGATAAGTTAAATTAGGAGTTAAAGATGCCGCTACCTACCGAGTACCAATCATTTATACATTTATCAAGATACGCCAGATGGAATTACGATCTTAAACGAAGAGAAACTTGGGAAGAAACCGTTGATCGTTTAGTAAATTTTTTCAAAGAACATTTAGACAAAAATCATGAATTTAAATTAGAAAACGGAGTAGAATCAGATTTAAGAAATTCTATCAGTAATTTAGATGTCATGCCTTCAATGAGATGCTTGATGACCGCTGGCGAAGCATTGAAAAAAGAAAACATTGCAGGTTATAATTGTTCGTATGTAAAAGTAGATTCTCCAAGATCATTTGATGAAATATTATATGTTTTGATGAATGGTACAGGCGTAGGATTCTCGGTAGAAGAAGAGTATGTAGATAAATTGCCTCCAGTAGCAGAAGAGTTTCATCCAACTGACACAACAATCGTGGTAGCAGATTCGAAACTCGGTTGGGCAAAAGCATATAAAGAACTGTTAGCATTGGTGTGGCAGGGTCAAGTCCCTACATGGGATCTATCAAATGTAAGACCTGCTGGTACTCCACTGAAAACTTTTGGCGGCAGAGCATCAGGACCAGAGCCTTTAGAAGACTTGTTTAAATTTACTATAAATACTTTTCAAAATGCCGCAGGGCGAAAATTAAAACCAGTAGAGGCTCATGATGTCGTATGTAAAATCGCAGAGATTGTCGTGGTTGGTGGTGTTCGGCGTTCTGCTCTTATCAGTCTTAGTAATCTCAATGATGAGACTATGCGACACGCCAAATCAGGACAATGGTGGGAAAGTAATCCTCAGCGGGCACTCGCCAATAATTCGGTTAACTATAAAGAAAAGCCAGACATTGGTACTTTCATGCGAGAGTGGTTATCCCTCTACGATTCAAAATCTGGGGAGCGGGGAATCTATAACAGTATGTCGGCCAGAAGACAAGTGGAGTCATTAAATAATGAAGAAGAAGTCAGAAGAGAACCAAGAGATGATTTTGGAACTAACCCCTGCTCTGAAATCATTCTTAGAAGCAGAGAGTTTTGCAACCTTTCAGAAGTCGTTGTCAGAGGAGATGACACTCCCGAATCTTTACAAGAAAAAGTTCGAACTGCAACTATCCTTGGCACATTTCAGTCAACCCTCACCAACTTCAAATACATCTCAAAAGAGTGGAAAAGAAATTGCGATGAAGAACGACTTCTTGGAGTCTCTCTTACAGGAATAATGGACAATTCTTACACTAATGGTAAGAAAAAGGGATTAGAAACTTTATTGGAGGATCTGAAAAATGTTGCAGTCGAAACAAACAAAGAGTGGGCAGAAAGACTCGGTATACCCCAATCAGCCGCCATCACTTGCGTTAAGCCTTCTGGTACGGTCAGTCAGTTGGTTGACTCTGCCAGCGGTATACATGCTCGCCATAATCCTTACTATATTAGAACGGTACGAGCGGACAATAAAGACCCATTGTGTGCATTCATGAAAGATGCTGGATTTCCTGCTGAAGCAGATGTAATGAAACCACAACATACAACTGTATTTTCATTTCCAATGCAGAGCCCAAAGAATGCAGTATTCAGACAAGATATGACCGCAAAAGAACAACTTACACTTTGGCAAAAATATCAGAAGCACTGGTGTGAACACAAACCATCTGTAACAATTTCTGTTAAAGAGCATGAGTGGATGGAAGTTGGTAACTGGGTATGGGATAACTTTGATAGTATCAGTGGTATTTCATTCTTACCTTTTAGTGAACATACATACAGACAAGCACCATATCAAGATTGCTCTAAAGAAGAATATGAAGAAGCATTGAAATTAATGCCACAAGATGTTGATTGGTCGAAACTTTCAGAGTATGAAGAAAAAGATTTCACCACTGGTGCCCAGGAATTGGCCTGTGCCGCTGATGGTGGATGCGAAGTAGTGGATATCTAATGTTACAATATGAACTTGATTTTGATAAAGGTACGTATATTATAGGTCACTTCACAATTCCTAATTGACCTGCTTGTGATAAGGCAAAGGATTTGCTGAAGAAGCACAATATACAGTTTATGTACATTCTGGCAGACAAGAGGCTATTTGGTAAAATCTTGTCTGTCACCAAGAGTAAAAACGTACCGCAGATTTTTCATAATGGAAAATTTTTTGCTAATGTTACCGAGTTAGAGAAAGAGTTAGATGGCGATAACGGAACTGGATGAAATTGTACAAGGTATATCACATTATTCTAGTTTACTAGAAGATGAACTTTCAGTTCCTTCCCATCAATACAATGCTCCTAAGATAAAAGAATTAAGAGATAGAATTAGAGTATTGCAAAATGAAAAAGACGAATACTGCAAAAGAGATTGATGATAGCATAGAACATATGGAAAAATTATTTGATTGCTTGAATGAAGTGAAATCTTCAATCGAAGGTGAGCATAGAAAAATAGAGAGAACCATCTTAAAGTTAAAGGCCAACCCTAAACCAGATATTGAGATGATGACGTTACCAGAAAGATTAAGATGTTATAAAGATGGGTTAAGGTATTCGTTAGACATTATCAAAAAATATATTCAACTAGAAAGTGTTTCGAAATATGGAGATATCGGAAAAGATTAATTGTACTTTTTGTGGTGTGCATTATGAGATACTTGCTCATAGTGAAGATCCTGTGCAATATTGTAGTTTCTGTGGCGAAATGATTGAATTACATGAAGAAGAGGATGACAATTGGGATTGATTATTCATTAACAAGTCCTGCTATTACAGAATGCTACGGAGAATGGAATCAAGAAAACATAACTTATTATTGTTTAGCACAAAATCCTAGACAATATGAAAGATGGTCAAACTTTCCTCGTATACAACTTACAAAATATCCTAAATATAATACGGAGATGCAAAGGTACCAAGGTTTAGCGACTTGGGTATCAGATTGTATTGTCAAGCATAATCGAAGACCACAAACTGTTTACATAGAAGATTATGCATTCGCCGCAACTGGTAGAGTTTTTCACATTGCGGAGAACATGGCAATTTTAAAACATACTTTAACAAGTTGGGGTATTAAATACGAAATGATACCACCAACAGTAATTAAGAAATATGCATCTGGTAAGGGTAACGCAAAAAAAGAAATGATGTATGAATCTTTTGTTAATGATACTCAAAGAAATCTCATCAATGAGTTTGAAATAAACCCTGATAAAAATCCTATATCTGACATTGTTGACTCTTATTGGATCTGTAAATACGGATACGAACATGGCACAAATACCTGAAGAATATGCTAATTTTGACTTTGGTTTTTCGGCAGTAGATGACGAAGAATATAAAGCAAAAACCACAGAAGTAGAAAAAAAGATTGAGCAAGTAGAAGCAAAATCTCAAAACATAGAAAATTTAGAAAAAAAGATAGATTCTGCTATTAAAGAAATTGGCTATAAAAAAGAATATCTTGAAGAAAAATATGTGAAAGACATGCAAGAAGTAGAAAAATTAGTTTTACCTGTCTTGTATAATTTAATGAAAAATCCAGAAAAAGATTACATTTATTGGCCAAATCGGGAACAAATTATTATGAAACAAATTGAAAAAATTAAGGATGTTACGCAAGATTTATCTAAATAGTTTTAGTTGATGATACTGTAGAGTAGCATTTAAGACGGCGGTTCGATTCCGCCCACCTCCACCAGGAGTCACATGGACGATACTAGCAATATTGTTATGTGGGTTCTTCTGTTGAGTGTTGTTATTGGAGGATATTATTTGCTGGATGCAATTTTATTGTGACCCGTGTTGGGGGTGTTAGGCATTCGATTGGATGTGAGGATACAGAGGAGACCATCTTGACAGATGTAAAATGTCATTAAATTAATCGCAAACAATGACGATTATTCTTCAGCACAAGTGGCTTTAGCCGCCTGATGTTGACGGGTTTATGGTTGTACCTGGGAACAGAAACAACCAAAAGGCATTATGATATCAGGAGATAGTAAGAGATGTGCAATTTCAACTGAAAGAGGTTGTACTGGTTGTAATTGGAGCGAAGACGATAAAATTGGCTTGGGTAATTGTGAAACTGTATCGAAAAATCATTTTGATTTTTCGTTTAAAACTCAATTACGTAAGGCTAGAAATCATAAAGATCCCTGGTCTCATGATGTAAAGGATGATTTAGTACAGAAGAAAATAAAATTTATTGAGGATAAAATTAATTATGCATTTTTAAAATCAGATAGAGAAGAACTTACTGCAATTATGAAAGTCTATTTGATGCATAAATCATTGTATGAAAAATCATCAGAAAATTTTAATTCCTCAGAATTTTATGATAGAGCAAAAAACATCATAAATGATAATCAACTAAACATTGAGGTATAAATGGCATATTCAGATAAGGTAGTAGACCACTATGAAAATCCCAGAAATGTGGGTAGTTTTAATTCCACTGATAATAACATTGGCACTGGTCTTGTGGGAGCGCCTGAGTGTGGCGATGTGATGAAACTACAGATACAAGTTGAAGATGATAAAATTGTTGATGCTAAATTTAAAACATTTGGTTGTGGTTCAGCAATTGCGGCTTCATCATTAGCAACTGAATGGGTAAAAGATAAAACATTAGATCAAGCATTTGGTGTCAATAATGTTGACATTGTAGACGAACTATCTTTACCTCCGGTAAAAATTCATTGTTCTGTATTAGCAGAAGATGCAATAAAAGCGGCAATAGCGGATTATAAACAAAAACAAGTGTGATTGAATTAACTGAAAAGAGTGCTAATAAATTAAGAGAAGTATTATCAGAACAAGGTGTGACAGAGGATGTTCTGTTACGTGTTGGAATTAAAGCAGGTGGTTGTTCTGGTTTTACTTACGTTCTTGATTTAGATTCAAAGCCGACCAAGTTTGACAAATTTTTTGAGTCTTTTGGTGTTGGAATACTATGTGATAAGAAAAGTTTACTTTACATCAAAGGACTTATTCTCGATTGGAATGATGATTTGATGAACAGAGGTTTTGTTTTTAATAATCCTAAAGCAAAATCTAGTTGTGGGTGCAAGACCTCTTTTATGATAGATAAAGACGATAAACAAGAACAAGATTTTAAACCAAGTTGGATGTAATGTACGAAATACAAGTAACAGATAAAGCATTGTCAATTTTTGAACAAGCAGATGAAAAATTTATTAGAGTGAGTGCAGATCCAGGTGGATGTTCGGGTTGGAAATGGACACTTGAATCTACTGATGAGATGAAATTGACAGATACTACCTTTCAAGAAGGTAAAGTTATAGTGGACAAAGAAATATTAAACAATGTAATTGGTTCTATCACAATTGATTATAGAGATGATAATCTTGTAGAGCAAGGTTTTGTTTTCATCTCTAATGCCGGTCAATGTGGTTGTGGTGAATCATTTAATCCAGTGAATAAAAATTATGATAGGGCTAGAAGACAATTTCCTTAAAGAATACGAGTGCCAAAATTTAATTAGAATTTATGGTGATTGGTCTGTTTTAACTAAAAAACATAGAGATATACATGTTTTGCATCTTTATGATATAGAGATGGATGAGGCAGATCGAAAATTTTGTTATGAAATATGTGAGAAAACCAATGAAAGAATAAATCAAATTACAGATAAAAAATATTTCATGGAGACGGTGACTTTATCATTTTGGCCAGAAAACTCAAATCAAAATTTTCACATTGATAAAACAAGACCACATACAGATTATACTTCAATAACTTATTTAAATCAAAATTTTCAAGGTGGTAAAACTTTAGTATATGAAGATACTAATCAAATAATGACTTGTCCACCAAAGGTTGGTAGATTATTGTGTTTTGATGGTAAGAAACACTATCATGGAGTTACGCCAATAGAAAGTTTTCAAAGATACACTTTAAACATTTGGTATTCTCTGAATAGTGACTTTCAAATAAATAGGAATGAATAGCAACCTTAATTGAAAGGAGAAAAAATCTAAACCTTAAACACTAACCTTATCAATGGATACTATGGCAAGAAATAGAAAGAAAAATCTCCAATTGAAAAACTATATCAATGAGTCATATGAATCCCCCCTCAAAGTATTCAAAAGTTCAAATTTAGACAAACTATCAAAGTTGCAGAATTTCAAGTTACAAGAAATAGAGCCTAAAACGAATAATCAGTCTAAAACTTTTGAAGCATTCTTTAATGATAAAAATCTCTTATTACATGGTTCTGCAGGAACTGGTAAAACATTTATATCAATGTATCTAGCATTAGATTCTATATTGCAAAAAACGCATTATTACGAGTTATCGATTGTTAGAAGTGTGGTGCCCACAAGGGAGGTAGGGTTTTTACCTGGTGATCTGGATAAAAAAATAGAGGTTTATGAGTTGCCTTACAAACAAATTGCTAATGAGTTATTTTCCAGGGGCGATGCATATGAGATTCTTAAAAAGAAAAGAAAAATTAACTTTTTATCAACATCATTTGTTAGAGGAGTTACATTTGATAACTCAATTGTTTTAGTTGATGAAGTGCAAAATTTATCTTTTCATGAATTAGATAGCATTATGACTAGGGTAGGAGAAAATTGTAAGATAATTTTCTGCGGTGATTTTAGACAATCTGATCTAAGATTAAACCATGAAAAGCAGGGTCTTCACAATTTTATGGAGATTTTACAGGGTATGTCTAATTTTGAACGTATAAACTTTCAAAGAGAAGATATAGTACGGTCCGAATTAGTCAAAGACTATATAATCTGTAAGGAAAATCTTAATTTCCTATAAACATAAATAATAGGGGTGGATAACACCACCCCTATTTAAGGAGAATAGATGTGTAATAACCCAGATTGCGAATGTGAAGACTGCACTTGTGACCCATGTAATTGCTCAAAAGAGAATCCATGTGGGTGTGCAGATCCGGTCGCACCAGTTTAAGGAAACCAATGTTAAATATTAAATCACTTTTTGAAACACTTTCTGATCAAGAGAAAGAAGAACTCAAGCAGTTACTTCTTGCAGACACAGAAGTACAAGATGAGGAAATCACGGAAGATAAAGAAGAAGAACAACCTGAATTTGCAAATGCAGAAGTTACTGAAGTAAGTAATGAAGATGTAGAAGAAATTCAGGAAGAAGAAACAGAAACAGAAAAGACTGAAGAATCTACTGAATTAAGTTTCGAAGAAAAACAAGATTATCTTGTTAAATTTGGTTACGATGAAACCAATGTTAAATATATGAATACAGACATCCTTAATCAGGCCTACCAGAGTGCAATGAATATTAAGGCCGCACAGGAAGGTACTTTAGGACAATAATTGATTCGTATATTATGGAGATGAATGGCTAAAAATATGCAACAAATAGAAACTAGAAAAAAACTAAATTTTGGTGCAAGATTTGTTATAACACTTTTTATTGTAACAACATTTTTGTTTTTAATTTGGTTACTTTTTTATGTCGAATTACCTCAGGCCTCAAGAGATCTGATCAATATTATGGTTGGTGCCTATGTGGCAGTATTAGCAAAATCAACCGACTATTGGTTTAAAGAGAAGGATGATCCTGAGCATAAAGAGACAGAAAAACATCTTGAAAATGGTGATGATGGAAACGGTCAAGGTGGCTATTGAAAAAAGTTATCTCACGACATTTGGTTATACTTTAGATAACGCATATTATAAAGTTCAAGAAGTTGTACCTATTTCGGGTAATACACATCAAGCAAATGTTTGGGTCTTCAAAGACAAAAAATCAAGAACAGAAGACCCAAGCACTCCATATCAAAAAAATAGAATGAAATTTGAAGTCGATACTTCAACATTTGAATCGGGTATATCAGACAACGAAAATAAAATAAAACAAGCATACGCAAAACTGAAAATACTTACAGATAGTTTTGTTAATGATTCTACTGATGTATAGGAGAAATTATGTTACCACTTGCAGGAATGTTATTTAACGTGGTCTCTGGCCTGGTCGTGGACAAGGCCCAGAATTTAGCAAAAGACCATGTGGGTAGAATGATAGACGATATTCTACCAGATGAAGCAAAACAGGAATTGAATGAACTCTTAAAAAATGATCCTGAACATGAGTTTGACAATATAGAAGATGCATTGTCAGGAGCCGCAGACGGTAAGTTACCAATCAAGAAAGTGACTGGTGAACTCATGCCAATAGAAAAAGAAATTACAATTAGATTTGATCCTAATACAAAAGAAGTCAGTATTGTCTCATAAATAGTTCGATAACTAAAAGGAGACAATATGGAATTCTTAAGGAGATTGTGGGAATCATGTGGTTCCTCTCGGCACCGTAGACGCCTGTGATAATGTATCACAGGCTAAACCAAAATATATTGTAAAAGTTATTAAGAATGGAAACAGTAGATTGATTGTACATTGTAAGAACATTGACAATTATGAATCAAAATGATAAAATGGATACATTAAATTTTCATGAAATGGCTTTAGATGAACTAGAGCAATTAAAAGAGTACCTCCTTGACTCAAGAAATGTTGAGGAGGAATACTCTGAACGTGGTGAATTGAATCAAAAAATATTGCTTGTAGATAAAGCAATACATGATAAAAAACAATTACTTAATGGTTAAACTATGTCAAAAAATGTAACTAGAATTAGTGTTAAAAATCGTAATAATAACAATTTCAGAACCTTACAAACTTTCAAGAATAAAGTAAACGATGAAGGTATTCTGCAAGACCTGAAGAAAAGGGAATATTATATTAAACCATCTCAGGCTAAGATTTTAAAAAGAGAGAATGCAGAACGACAAAGGGCGAAAGATTTCAATAAAGAAATCAAAAATATTATGAAGAATCAGGATGATATATTTTTTTAAACACTAAATAATAATAAATACATCATTATCTCCATCGGACGGATTTCAACATAAAAGGTATAACAATGGAAGAAATATT